CACTCCATGCAAGTCCTGAACTTGACTTCAAGAGCAATGATTTTGTTATGATTAGGGAAGGCAAGATGCGTTCTAAGTATTTCTTTGCTGATCCCACTGTCATTGTTGCCCCTCCTGAAAAGGCAATCAATCTTCCCACAGAAGATGTTTGCTTTGAACTCACCAGTCAGCAACTAGAGAAACTGAAGAAGGCAGCATCTATCTATCAACTGCCTGACATTTCTGCTGTTGGTGAAGCAGGTGTAATCAAACTGGTTGCACGTGATAAGAAGAATGATACTTCTAATGACTTCTCTATCATTGTTGGTGAGACAGACCAAGAGTTTGTCTTTAACTTCAAGGAAGAGAACTTGAAAATTGTTCCTGGATCTTATGATGTTGTTGTTTCTCAAAAACTTCTTTCTAAATTCACCAATAAGAACATTGATGTCACGTATTTCATTGCCCTGGAACCAGACTCCACCTTTGGTTAAGAAGGACTATGATGGTCCACTTTATGCCCCTTGGCATAAAGTGATTGCTGGAAGGATGAGAAAGTGAAACACATTCTTTTTACCCTGAAAGGTTGTCCATTTGACCTACTAGATGACAAAGAGTTCATTAGGATGCTTTTGTATAGAGCAACAAAAGAATGCAAATCCACTCTACTCAACTTGGCAGCACATAAGTTTGATCCTCAAGGAGTAACTAGTATTGCCATGCTTGCAGAGAGTCATATTTCCATTCACA